CGCCGGTACTATACCGGGTCGTTTTAGAAACAGTTGCCATTATTATCTCCTATGAAAATGTATCGAAACCGCCACCGCCACCAGATCGCCATTTGGCACGAATTGTGCATTCGGCACCAGCAAGGCTCCCAGGAGCGAGGACGTCAAACTTAACTTGAATTGTAAAAAATTGTGAATCAAATTGATCGGGTAAATATTCCCAGTGAATAGCTTCGCCATTTGTTGCTGACTTGGTTTGAATTACTTCAACCTCATCAGGCGGGATACTGTTGAGACCAGCCTTTGCAGGAACGGAAAATCCCTCCCCAGAAAGTGCATTTGTCTCTAGATCTGTACAGTACCACTCAACGACAGTTTCGCCGGGTCCACCCTTAAAATCTGTGTAATTTACGGTAGTTGCCATTATGTAAACCTCACTGCAACGAGCTGAAGTTCAACCTGGCTTGCATTAGACTGATTTAGCCTATTAAAAGCCATGCCAGGAACTAACGTATCGCCAACATCAAATGTAAACGCAGCCGCGCCACTAGGAGCAGCACCATCAAATTCATAAGTAACTTCACCTGTGGCGCTTACTAGAACTTTGAAGGAATGGGACTCCCCATCAAGCCAGTTGGAAACTGATAAATCCGTGTCCGTAGTGGCACCCGAATTCAGGCGCGTGTACGATCGTACATCCCCCTGAGGAGCTGCCATAGCCGCATAATCAGTTCCGCCCCATTCTTGTGATGCGGTTGCAATATTTACATTATTTGGGAAAGTATACACCTGGTCCGCTTTTTTAAACCCTACAAAAGACACATCCCAGTCGTTGGTCGTCGGTATTTTAAACTGAACCTCAAACTCAAAAGCTGGAACATCGCCAATTGTAAACGCAAACGGGGACGCAGATGATGTAAGTCCTGGATACATAGAAGCACCTTCATTGACTAACGGATCTCCCGGAATCTCAATGCCAGTAGCATTCTTAACAAAACCTACATTACTAGTTGCCGTAGCATGTGTGTACACTTCGAACGGGATCGTTGAGATATCGACCACAGAGCTATGCCCTGCCGTAATATCTAGAGAACCCGCCGCCTGTGCCACAGAGCAGTCTATGCTAAAAGTCTTTTTAGCGGTGCCCATCTACTAATCCGTACGTACACAAATAGCGTACAATTCTACTTCAGCCCCAGAAGCCGTGATTCCACGCACTTCACCCGTCTTAGAAAACCGGTAATACGCGTCATCCAACTGACCTGCAGGCACAATATCTTTATCAGCCGCTGAAGAAACATCCACAGTGTCTGTTATATCATTAGTGCCGTCAGTCAACTTCCAAGTATCGCCAGCGCCGCCAGCTCCGGTCATCACTGCATACGCATCAATAACACGAAAAGGGAATCCAAGACCCCCGCTAGGGGTCATAGCAAAATCACTGTCAGATGCCGTGAATTTACGAGAAATCGTAAAATGAACACCTGGAGCAATTTTTCCACCTGGATTAAGCGCAGCTAAAGCTTTCGCTGAAATACCTCTTGCCATTATATCCTCCTACCTACCTATTGGCAGAGTGGGGGTCCGAAGACCCCCTAGAAATTAGTAAGCTATGTTAGCTTGCTCATCCAAGTTAGTCAATTTGCCACTTGTACGTCGGTCTTTAATATAGAGCTGACATACTTCGTCCATCGTCGCGGTCCACACATTGGCGGAATCGCTTCGAAGGAACATCTGGCCGCCTTGGAGGCGCCATCCCAGAGGCTTCTGCGTAGCTTTGTAGATCTGTGTAAGATCTGCTGCGAAGAGCTTGTCTCGAGGACAATCAGTTTCAGCTTTATATCGAATACGTCCAAGAGCTGACTGGAATCCAGTCACTTCCTGACCCGTAGTCTTATCAGACGGGGAGAACCGAAGTTCGCCTTCGTACATCTCTTCAAATTCTTGGATCTGCCAAGGAGACGCGTACAGAGTAAGCGCACCAGGCTTCTTACCAGTCTTTTGATAAAGACCTGACAAGAACTGCCTAAGAAGTTGAGGATCAAGTTGTTGATCAGAACCGCCGTTATCCAACACGAGCGAGCTGTAACGAGGCACATCGCCTACGTCAACTGCTTGGAAGGTAACCGGAGAGTCGTCAATAAGAGCATCCAAACCAGAGATAGTCTTGTTAACCGAATCACGCCATACCAGCTTATCACCAGCAATCGTGCCCGCAGGCAACAAAGCGTCAAAGTTAACAAGCGAGTTCCCACTAGCATTGAGGAGCTGCTCAGTATGTTCAACAGTGACGGTTCCGCGTTTAGTCGTCAAAGTTGCGTCGTATACGTCAAAAGAGCCGCATTCCCACAACATAAGAGCCTGGTCAACTTCTACGTCAATAGCTTTACCGCCGGAAATACCGCCAGTGCCATTAACCGTAGATACAACACCTGTACCGTCTCGGAAATACATTCCGTTCATGTACTTCATGGCGCCTTTCAGCATTCCACGCACTTCAGACTCTACAGCGTCACGAGCAACCTGCGGAGACTTCTTCGCAGCAGCCATAACACCACCGGTGAGCTGAATGATAGCATGGAAAAACCGACGAGACACCTTGTAGGGTGTGTATTTTTGTCGTTCTGCAGCTGGAAAAGCCGCGCCGTCCTCGGTGTTACCGAGAGCAGCTGAACGAGCATTGTGGATACGACCTTCGATTTGAAGACCACGCCACAATTCTTGACGAGGATCCTTGTAAGAAAGGGCCTCTTGGTTCAGAGTTTCAGTAATGTCGTTTTGGTACTTAATGTAGAGCAAACCAACATTGCCGATATTTACACCTGCCATTTGTTATTTAATCCTTATTTAGGTCTATATGCCTAGTTTACGGGCATCATAAACACGTTTAAAATTATCTCGACGTGCTTCAATAAGGTCATCATAATAAAGCTTAACTTCTTCATACTGCGTAGGAGTTAAGGATTTACCGAATGGTGTGTGCGTCCCCGTAGGGGCTGATGAATGCGTTGCTGTCGCCGTAGGAGCCTTTGGAGCTTCCTGATTCTTGGTTACAGCTGCTTTCCGCGTAGCCATTAGACCTTTTACACGTGCACGAAAATATCTATCCAAAAGTTTTTGGGTAGCCTCAGCCGTCTCAGACGGTGAGAGTTTTGCAGACGCTGCTGCGGTTAAAACAAAATCCGAAAGATGTCGCTGGATTTCTCCACCGGTCTCCGGATCCAATTTATGGGAATCAATGATCCCCTTTGCGGCGTTATCCGCTTCTGCAGTGTATTTATTATAAATACGCTGCATCTCCTGTCTTTGCTCGATTTCTTGCTTTTCACGCTCGAGCGCGGCAAACTTCTCATCGTATTGTTGCTGCATAGTCTGAAACTTCTGATCGAATTGACTACCGATCTGATTTTCAGCTTGACGTAGTGTGTCACGACGAAACTTATCCGCATAGGACAGGTCTTCCTCTTCACGCGCATCCGCGATCTGAGACACTTGACGCGTCAGCAATTCATTCTGCTGTTGCATCGCCTGAAGTTGTTGTTGGAAATGTTGCTGCTGTTGCATGTTTGATTGCTCAAACTGATACTGCATCTGCCGCAATTGTTCCTGAGACTGATTCTGTAGGGTTTCAATCTGGCCTTTATACGCATTCTTCTCTTCTACAAGAGATCTAATACGCTTATTGGCGCCGGTATCATCGCCTTCTTCCTCTGAAGCCTCTTTATCCTCCGAAGTTTCCTCACCATCAAGTAAGGCATCAGTCGGGTCTTCGGTGCCCTCTTCTGAGTCAATCTCATCCCCTTCTAGGGTAGCTGCTAAAAGCGCGTCAGGATCACTACCCAGAGCATCTTCAAAGAGCTCCTGTGGATCGACGCTACCGCCTTCTGATGGACCATCGTCCATGTCAGCGGCCATGAGGCCTAAGACCTCGTCATTTGCTACCGCTTGGCCAATCTCGTCGGCCGAGGGAGTTGCTTGCTCAGACATATGTTCTCCGGTCCTTTACGTGGACTATTCGCTTTTGGAGTAGATAAGGACATGCGTTACGTGCACTATTCGAAAGGTCCTTATATAAAGTTATGCAAGAATTATACCAATTGTGACACGGTGTGTCAACTATTTACGATTCGTGGGGGGTGGTTGCACCGGAGGCTGCTCCTTCTGCTGCTTGCGACGCGTGTCCAACGATTGCTGAAGCGTCCGAGCCCACTGCACCCGGGCCTGCCGCTCCAAGATGACCTGGCGTGTTAGGCGACCCTCCGGGAGCCGACATATCTGGGCCCCCTGCTCCTGCTCCCCCTTCGGGGCCCGGAGCCATCCCACCCATCTGCGCCATCTGCGCTTCAGCCAGGACTTGAGAGTAGTATTGGAAGAGTTGTCGTATATTCTGGACAAGGGCTTGGTCATTTGATTTTCGACCTTCTGTCTGGAGCCAATGTAAAAAGACCTCGCGGAAAATCTCTGGATCATCTTCTGGTGCGGGACCCACATCTTGACCAAGAACAGCCCCATCCTCAATTTGTTTAACAAGCGCTTGCGCAGCACTGTATTCTCCTGATTTCGTATCCGGTCCGATTCCTGGGATCTTCAGGCGAGCCATCTTTGAAAAGCGCTCAACATCTGGCATTCCTGTCATGGGGTCTGTGAGAACACCCATGTTCGCCAAATCCATGGCCTGTGTGATCCGAATCGCCTGATTTCGTGACATTCCGTCGTCAGTCTCAATATCTACGTCCCAGCCGGGCTGGAGGTTAATATCCTGGAAACTGTACACTTCTAGTGCTTCATCACCTGCTACTGTAAATTTACGATCAGGAGCGTACATCTCCTGGACCATGATCAGCAAACACTTATGAAGCTGTCGCAATTCCTCGTGAATTAGCGTTGTAATCGCCCCCATCGACTGATCTGACTCAGCCTCCAAAATAGCCATAGCACGGCCGTTTGGATCAGTAGGAACAATACCCGCCTCATTCTGGGTAATGCCAAAGAGCCCGAAGATATCATTGATTAGAGCATCTCTTCGGTTGTAAACAGGTGCCCCTAACGCCGGCGGTCTTAGGTAATCAGGTGCGCCAACCGCTGGGTTATACGCAATGACCTGCGCCGAAGTGGCGTTTATCTCATCAGAGGCGACCCTATTGCCGATCGGATTCAACACCTTAGTTCTGACGAGCAACTCCGTATTCTCACGAATAGCTGTCTCCACTTCGTTCAATTCTTTTTGTCTGTGCCAGGCATCCCACATAGGAATATGCGGCCAGAATTCACCAGGGTTTCTCTCCCACTTGGTGAAAAAGAACGGCAATCTTCCGAACTTGTGGTAAGGGGATTCACGCTCTTCTAGAATAATGTCGTTAGCCATGAAGATGAGACGACCCTTGGGGTATAGCTCCGTAGGTGCTTCGTGTACCTCATAAAGGTGTACGTGCTCATCCAGGTACTCAGCGCCCCAGTTACCTGTAGCTGTCGAGTATGTCACGCGTGCGGTTTTGTCTGCATAAAGCCCAGACTCGGCCTGAATCAAATGCGCCATATGCGGAAACTTCTTACGAACTTCCGTAACGGACACTGCCGGACGGTAGATAATATAGCGAAGATCTTCAGACTCATCACATCCGGGCTCTACCCAGATATCTCTAATATCTATGTGACGGACAACTGCATCACCCTCTTTAGCTACCTCCAGCTTGGATACGGTAGCCTCTGCCTGTGCAAGTTCCTGCTTAACAGTTTCCTCTTCTTCGGGCATTATAGGCAAACCAGGCGTGCTTAGAAGGGCTTCGCCTTCCTGCTTGGCCAGTTCCACCTTCTGCCGACATAGAGGACATTCTTGACCCAACACCTCTTGAGCATCCACACTGCGCTCAAAGTAACCGCATTCCGGATCTGGGCATAGGGCCACAGCTTCACCTGCTTCAGGATCCCACTCTAGCTTAAGGCAGCCTGTTCCCGCCCACGGGAGCGCACTGATGGCTCTAATTATTTTGACGTCGAGTTGTTCTTTCCGTCTAAAGTAACGGAGAAAGGCGTCTGCGACTCTTGACCCCTGTACCTGAGTCTGATCTCCTGAAGCCGGGACGACCGTAAAGCTGGGTACTGTTCGCGTAAGCTTTCCGATAAGACTCCGTGCAGCGATTCGAGACTGGTTGTTAACTGAGAAAAGCCTTTTATTGTCGAAATCAACGACTCGGACGATTTCCCCTGAATTTTTATCTCTATAAAGCAGTTGCTCCCCACGTATATAGAGACGGAATAGCTCCCACTGTCGTTCGTAGGGGAGTCGGGCATTGTAGCTCCTTTCAAATAGCTCTTTGACGTGATCCGCAAGAATGCGATCATCGTCGTTCATCTCATAGGGATCGTGTACTGGTGCGACCCCATCAAAGATACCTACTGGGTCGACTGATGTAGTATATTCAGCCATTGTTTATCCTAGGAAAATAGCTCTTTGTTCATTTCTCGAGCTGATTGCTGATAACGTTCAGAAGACTCTCTGCGCGCTTTCATTCGCTCTTGTAGAATATCCCGCATAGCCTGTTGCTGCATTGCATCATCCGGCGTGAAATTCTTCATCGGCTCTGGAGGTTCCGTACCCCGATCCTCTACGTAGCCAGCAAATGCCTCCATCTCGGGGTCATCTGTCTCCGGCGCTGCAAACGTCTCTGCAGGTAGAGTCTCGTTGTACGGATGGTGTTTCTCCAGCGACGAGCCTAATTCACGAATCACAGAACCCCCAAAATCGAGTTCTTCCTCGCCTTCTTCTTCGCCCAGCATCCCTAATAGTTCTTCAGGATCCATATTTTATCTCCTAAAAAAGATCTCCCGGTTCAACCGGGATAAGTTCAGTCATTCTACCATCACGCATAGTCTGAATAACTTCAGTCTCCTGCTGTGCGGCTCCATTACCATTTGACGCACTGCGTCGTAATTCGTCTTTTAACATACCAATTCGGGCACCTGATTCTTCGCGCAAAACATCCGCCATAGCTACGTCTTGAGCGCCCTTGGACACGATGGCCTCAAACGCTTTCACAGATAGGTCCTCAACGCGCTGAGCGGCGTTCTCCTGGGTTTTTTGGACCTGGTCTAGGGTAGCCCTCATCCAGTACATAAAAACGCCTGTCTGGGCCGTTACGAAGCAGAGAAGTGCTATGATGATATTTTCCATTATAACTCCCTAAATGGATCTGGGTCGACCATATTCTCGGTCTCCTTATGCAGCTGTTTCCAGTATTTGGACGCAGCGGAGGCCTCGGGACGAAGCAGACCGTTGGGGCCCGTTGCAGTAAGCAGTGAGGGGTGGTGGTCGGTGGTGTTCCGGGGCGCGGTGGGTTCCATGAGTGCCATGCCGGCTGCGAGGTCCACGATAGGGTACGAGACAGCGAGGTAGGTCGCGATGACGAGAGACATAACGCGATCGTCGTGTGCTCCTCCTGCGCCTCTATACCGAACGTTCAGTCCAGTCTCCGTGCGTTCCTGCTCAAAAGCAACCATTTCCCTGATCGTATCAGCGCACGGGATATTGATTAGATGATTCTTTATGTATTTCTGTAAACTAGCAATCATCAGGGGTTTCGTATTTATGTTCGTATCCACGCCGAATCTGGCGTCCTGGCCCGGCTCTGCGAGCTCGGCTCTGTTCTTGTCTCGAAAGATGTTTAAATAGTACAGCTGGTCTTTTAGCCTCAACATCGTAGCGCGTCCGTGACCCCCTGTCAACTCAATTGCGACCAAAGCCTGGTTATACCATGTACCTAGTTTCTTCAGTTCAGCAGCATAATCCAGTGGATTGATGGTGCCGTGGTACTGGGCTACGAGCGTGAGCTCTAGTCTTCCGTCAGGTCTCGCGA